AAAAGGCTTAATAAAAGCATGCATCCTATGCGAGCATAACGAAGGTTTTCTTTATTCATACCTCACCTTCTTTTTTGTTGTAAATTTAGGATAAAAAATAAAAATCTACTAATAATATTTCTATGAAAATATTATTGGATATCATAATGGCGAAAAGAAAACTATCTGTAAGACAAGTGTCACGAATGACGGGAATTCCTGCCTCAACGATCAGCGACATCATGAACGAAAAAGCATCTCCTCGCATGGATACAATGGAGATCCTTGCAAAAGAGCTTCACGTCAGAATTAGCGATCTGTACGATTCGCCATACAAATGATAAAGTGTCCGAAATCTCGGACGATTGCATTGGGTAGCGTGATTATCGCAAAAAATCCCTCGTATTATAAGTGAAAGGAGGGATTTCCATGAATTCACCACCCTGAACTCCTCTTAAATGCTTGCTTCAAGCGAGCGACTGCTGTATAATAGAAATACAAACACACGTTCGATAAAAGAGGAGGTACATATTTATGGGAAACGAAAGATATATTGTACTTATTACAAAATTACTTACGAGACACCAGGATCGTGCAAAAGAGATTTATTATCTCCTTCTTGGGTTCCTGGAAAGTTAATCCACAATTAAATATCTGCAGATAATCTCGGAAGGGTAGCCACAAGGCTACTCTTCTTCTTTGCTTTTTTCAAACTTCTTAAATTCCTCATAAATGTAATCCCAGTATTTATCCGGCAAATCCATCAGCATATTAATACAGAACTTTTTGAACTCATTCTGTTCGTTTCCCAACTTGCCAACAGAATTTAGATATCGCATATCTTCTGGGATAAACATATTTTCAGGGCCACCAGCACCAGTACGCAGCCAGTCTTCGTTGACATTGAATTCACGACAGATTGCTTTGGCATTGCCGTCAGTAAGTTCGTTTCTTCCGTTTTCAATAAGACTTAATCCGCTTTTTTTTAATCCGATCTTAGCACCAAAATTTTCAAGTGTAAGACCAAGGGATTTTCGAACCGCTTTAACACGTTCGCCCTGCGTCATGTACCCACCTCCTTTTCGTTGATTACAAATTTAGAATAACACCGTGAAAAGTGAATGTCAATAGAAAAAGTTTGCAAAACAAACAAAATGATATTGACAAAGTTTGCTAAATAAAGTAATATGTTTGTAAAGCAAACAAGAAAGTGAGGTGACATCATGAAAAAAGAAATCCTTACAAAAGAAAAAGTCGAGAAAAGATGGACTCAGATGGAAGAGATGAACCAGATTTGGGACAAACTTTCCGAAAGAGAAAAAGGCTATCTGGATGGATGCATGAAAACAGTAATTGCACTGGCAAGCCAGGCAAAAGTAGCGAGTTGATAGAAAAAAGTTTCAGGATCAGAAGACAGCATAAGAAAGGAGATAACTAAAATGACATTTCAGGACGTTCAATTAAATAGCGGAAAAGTTTTATCAGGAGAAAAAATTGGAGAACTTGTCACCGAAATAGTAAACAAGTTCTCCGAAGCTGGACTGTCTTACGACGAAGCCAAGATAGTACTTGGCGCCGTGGAAAACAATATGGGTGAATACAGCATTTTTCAGAAAATCCTCTAAAGATTTTTCTGAAGTAGTTGACTGATGAGGAGATGAAGAAAATAAAGTTTATAGCAATAGGAATATTACTCTTAGGGTGCATAGGCTTCGGGAAGGTCTTCAAGAAGATCGTATGGCCGGATATCAAGGCTGACCCTGTATCCAATTTAATAATACCGGTAGCCATTGCTCTTTTAACAAATTTGTTACTATAGTTGTCAGAAACGCGACAATGATGGGTGTTAAATAGCGATGAAAACGTTGCTTACGAAGATACACAACATAACGATGTCCTCTATCAGAAAGAGAATAGGTTCCATCAGAAATATAGTCCCCTCCGGGTCCGCGATCGGGAAGGTAATTCTGCTCGATAAGACCATATTCTCTTAACTTGGTAAGCTGATGAGAGAACACATCACCATTTCGACATTTTTTAAACCTTAACGAGAGCAGGATGCGCTTTTCCTCAAATAAGAGATTTAAGGATTCGAAATCAGGGTAAGTAGGTTTAAACATAAAGGTCTCCTTTCTTATGTACTCAGGCATGCCAGTGCCCTGTATTTACAGAATATGAGAGGAGCAATGAAAAGTCAATCCGAAGAAATTCGACAAAAATCGAGATTTATCGAGAAGCAAAGAAGAATCAGAAGACAGCATAAGAAAGCAGGACAGAAAGGAGAAAAGAGAAATGTTAATGATTACAATATCTGTAATCACATCGGCGATCACAGCCAAAATAGTAGCCACCTATTATTTTAAGAAAATAGATGGCTACGTGAAAGAAATGTGCGAAATGACAGAAGAAAATAACAAATTAATAAAAACTATTTTACACAAATTTCACGAAAGTTCTTCCCCAGAGGAGTAAGACGACCAGGCTTCATACCATACAAATAAGAGGGAGGTGATCCAATGGAATACATCACCAGAATTAAGGTCAATGGCGAGAGAAAAGAAATCTCGCCAGAGGAAGCGTCAGAAATTCTTAAGAAAACAGTAGAAAGAGCACTGGGGGCAATGTATGAGAAGAAAGTCGAAAAAGCTGGTTAGAACCTGGAAGATCAGATTCTCCGACGGTACCGTAGGAGTCTGCTACGGTACACGCCAGGGAGCTGCCGAGATCGCGGATCTCAAGAAAGACCTCTACGGAGGAAACCACACTATAGAGGGGAGGTGAGAATGGTGAAAGAACTTAACATCGCCCTCGTAGTAGGGCAGATCATCATGCTACTGCCGTGTTGGGTTGTAGACACCAAGATTCAATACGCAGTGATGTATGTGGCGGTTGTGGCCATAATGTACAGCCTGCTCATCTGGTTGCAGGCAAAGAAAAAGAGCCTCGCGGCAGCAGTCACGAGACTCAAAATCAAATAAACAATCAGTGAAATAAGAATACCAGATATTCCAATGAAAATCAAGGAGGAAAACATGAAAAGTTTTAAAGAATTTGCAGAAGAATTCGCACAGGCAGGGCCTGATCCGGAACAATACAACAAGGTTCTGACGGAAAGAAGCCAGGAATTCATGGATGAAATCCACAAATGTACTGGAAACATAGCACAGGGAGACATTCCGTTCGCTATCATCGCCCTGACAGCGGCAAAAGCGGCACTTGAAGAAATAAGCGACGACGAGACAAAGCGTGTAACACGGTACCTTATGGGGAAGACGAAAATGCTGTGTATCCATGGCGAATATACAAAAACAAAATAAAAGGCTCATGCGGGAACATGAGCCAGTACACAAGGTGTTGTGTGAGTCAACTTAAGAATATTATACCCACACAGCACCTGTACGTCAAGAGACAGGCGGAGTAAGCCTGCTTATTTTTGACCTTTTTTGAGAGGACAAGACCTCTCTTTAGGGCTCGATCAAGCGTATTAAACTTAGGACAAGAGGTGCTTATGGGATACAAGATGGAAACAGGATATGTGAGGGAAACATGGGATTTCGGAGATACCCTGGAAGTGGAAGAGAAACATACCGGAAGGTTTGGAGCTCCCTTGCAGAAAAGAGAGAAAAAAAGAAAAGCAACTCCGGAGGAGATCGCAAAGCACAATCAATGGAAGCGAGAAAGAGATGTAAGGAGACTGATTAAGTGGAATTTCCACGAAAGAGATTACTGGATCACCCTCACATATCAAAGAGGATCCCGCCCAAAATGGAAGAAGATAAAAGAAGATCTCAGTAAGCTGATCAGAAAAGCCAGAGAAAAGTATAAAAAACAGGGATGGATCCTGAAATATATATATCGCATCGCTATAGGAGAAAGAGGCGGAGCTCACGTACATATCCTGGTCAATCGCGAATCTAACAAGGAGACAGCTACAGATCTGATCATCGCAGATCTGTGGGAGAGTGAAAAAGGACATGGACATGTGAATTTTACCACTATCTACGCTGAGGGTGGTTATAAGAAGCTGGCGGAATATATTGTTAAGCCTCTGGAGAAATGGGAGGAAGAAAAAATGAAACGTTACAGCTGCTCCAGAAACTTGATTCGCAAAGATCCAAAGAAAAAAGAAATCCGAAAAAGAGCCCTGATAAACAAAAAAGGTTTTGCAAGAGACCCAAAGCCCCCGAAAGGTTACTACATAGACCTGGAAAGTATCAAAAAAGGCAGAAACCCAATAACGAAATATGCCTATCGGCACTATACGCTGATTAAGATCAAGAAAAGAGATTAGACATGTGGAAAGTAGATATATACCTGGAAGCAAGCTCCACCTTCCAGGGAAAACGACAGAGGAAATGTGGATATGTCCTTGCCACGACCGTCCGAGGTGAGGAAAAAACAAAAGAATCCTTCGCGAACGCGAACGGAACATACCATCAGACTACACTGCAGACTCTTATCGAAGCTCTTTTTCGCATGACCACGCCTTCTCAGATATGCATCCACACACAGGACGACTACGTGGTCAGCCGTCTTCTCAAGCTGGAGGAGATGGCAAGTTCCGGGTGGACCGACGCCAAAAAACAGCCGATCAAGAACGTGGATCAGTGGGTACAGATCTACTACCTGGTACATGCCCTTCCGGAACCACACGAAATCACCGCAAGATCTGAGAAACACAGTTATTCCGCGTGGATGCAGGAGGAGATGAAAAAGCATGAATATGACAGAACTATGGGGCAAAGGGTGGAGTCTGCGACCGGAACAGGATCCACGGACAATGGAGTTTCTTGGAACAATAACTAGCGGCGGAGCCGTCTACACCTATTACCGCGACGATAACGGAAAAATACTATACGATTCGGAGCCGATCGGCGGCAAAGAACCCTGGATGATCAGAGCCGACAAAGCCGCCCGCCGGCATAGAATACATAATTAACACACAAGGAGGAATATACATGAGAACAATATCAATTATCAACCTTAAGGGAGGTGTGGCCAAGACCACATCCAGCATCAATATTGCTTATATCCTTACACAGAGAGGATATAAAGTGCTTCTGGTGGACAACGACAAGCAGGGAGACTGTTCCCGAGGACTGAACCGCCGCACATCAGATGGAGACGGAATCGACCGCATCATGACAGATCGGCATCCGGATATGCAGAGCCTGATCCACAGCACAGACTATGAGAACCTGGACATCATCACCGCAAATTTAGGTCTTCTGACTGCGAACACGAAAGTAACTATGGACAGGGTGCGTCCGCAGCAGAACAGACTAAAGAAAGCCTTGCAGCAGGTATCAGACCAGTATGACTTCTGCGTCGTAGACAATGCTCCGGATATCAATATCTCGGTGATTAACGCATTGACGGCCGCCAATGACGTTTTGATTCCAGTAGAGGTGGATGATAACACTCTGGAAGGTATGAAGGAGCTGCTGGAGCAGATCGAAGAAGTCAGAGAAGAGTTAAATTCGGAACTGCAGACTGTGAAGTGCTTTGTCTCGAAATTCCAGAGACTCAATGAAGCCCACGTACAGGGAGCGGAAGTGATCCAGGAATACTATCCAACGATGCAGACCAGAATCAGAGCATCTGCAGTGGTGGCAAGAAGCACCTTTGCGCGTACTCCGGTTGCCCTGTACAGCCCACGTTCAGCAGCAGCAGAAGACTACGAGAAGCTGGTCACAGAGTACCTGAATATGATTGGAGGTAACGAGAATGGCGAAATTTGACCTGAAAGGGATTCTCTCTCAGGAATCAAGAAAGGAAATGGACCTTCCGGAACAGAGAATCGTCTACCGCAGCCCCGAAGATCTTCTTCCGGACAAAGAGAATTTCTATAACACAGAGGACATTGCGGATCTTAAAGAATCAATCAGATCATTAGGGCTTCTTCAAGCCCTCCTGATTGAAAAGAGGGATGACAAAGACTACATCATTGCTGGCCATCGCCGCCAGAAATGCTGTCTGGAGCTCCTGAACGAAGGAGACGAACGTTTCCGGAAAATCCCCTGCGTCTACACGGTAGGAACCAATATGGACGTAGAAGACGACGACATTACACGTCAGATCAAACTCATCCAGGCTAACAGCTACCGCAAGAAAACCGGATGGGAAGAAATGACAGAAGCCCTCAAGATGGTAGATCTTGTGCAGGAACTTCGTAAAAAGACGGAAATGGAAGGCAAGAGCAGAGATATTGCAGCAGGCTTACTTGGAACTTCATCCACTCAGATCGGACGCTACAAGAGCATCCGGACAAATCTATCAGATGATTTCATGAAAGCGTTTAAAGAAAACAATATCAGCCTTTCGATAGCGGAAGAACTGTCCAGACTAAAACTGGAATACCAGCGTCAGGCATGGGAGCATTACACGGAGCGTGGATCCATAACGTTGCCAGAAGTAAAGGCATTCAGGGACCTTCAGGAAGAACACAGGGACATCCCAGGACAACTTACGCTGGAAGAGGCAATTAGGCAGCAGAAGCCGCCAGAAGACGAAACAGTAATATCTCCGGAGCTGCAGATAGAACGATTCTACGAGGCTCTGAACAGAACTGACAAAGAACGTGTTAAAAAATGCGACAGTCAGATGGTTCCACAACTCCTGTTCATCAGATACAGCATTGTTCGCATCAGGAATGGCTTCTTCAACTATCAGGGAAGCAAAGAAGGAATTACCTTTAATCCAGGCAGCAGACTTGGGTATTTCCTGAACTGGAATGATTTCGCAAAAGAGTTGATCAGCAGATTTGGCAAGAAGAAACCGGTCAAAATGGCATCTGTGGTAGAGGAAGAACCAGAGAACAATATGCCAGAACCGGCAAAATGTATTACTGGGCAGTCTGGATCCGGACAATGCGGAGCAGCAGCTTATTGCAACAAGGGATATAACTGTTGCTCTCAGTGTCCGGATGACTGCAATGGTCGCTGTGGATGGATAGAGAGCTGCCAACCGGCAGCAGAAACACCAGACGAAAAGCAGCAGAGCACACTTACAGAAACAGAAGCAGTAAAAGCGTTGTTTGAGAAATACCCAAACAAGCTAAAAATAATTATGAGGATATGTCGAAAATACAAGAAAGATGGAGAGGCGGCAAAAGAGACACAGAAGAAAATGGCACCGCATGGATGGAGCTCAATTGCGGGGAGCGAGGTTGAATACACATTCATGAGTTTTGCGGCAGGTTTGGAGATTACAGTCAAAAAAGAAAAAGTGAAAATGAAATACGGACGACTGATCGCAGAAGCAAAGAAACTGTATAACCCATTTTCACCAGAATTTGATACAGAGAAAGACCATTCCGGCGAAGACACCGAGATGGCATCAAAAACCCAGATCCCGGAAACATGGCCAGAATACCTGAAAGACATTCCAGTACCGACAGAAACTGCACTCGCATCTTACCTGTATGACCAGGAAAGAGATCTCAAACAGATCCTGGATATCGAAAAAGAAGAACCGGGATTACCATACATGACGATCATGCAGCAGCAGATGGTAGTGGCTGGACTTAGACTCTTGCAGAACTGCGTCAAAAGCATAGAAGAACCAGAACAGCCGCCTCTTCCGGAAATGAAAAATAACGATCAGCGAAAAGAATGGCTGAGGAACCACAAGGCATGGGGGCTGTGGTACACAGATCCTCACACCGAAGCACGGTACTACAAGTATGATTTTGACAATGGCGCACGCCTGATCGCGGAAGAATATGATCCAGAGCCGAAAGACGAAAACAGCTGGTGGGCACCAACGGAATCATGCTATCTGCATCTTGTAGGAGGACCGGAACCAGAAAGAGCCGGAGGCGTGCCGAAGTGGACATACCATCCAAAATACAACAAGTTCCCAAACAGCGAAACAGAACTTGTCGAATTCTTAAAGGAGATACAGAAATGAATGATGCACAAAACTCAATAATGGATATGGCAAGTTATGTATGCGATCACATCTGCCAAAAACCGAAAGAGATCACAGACAAGGAAAAACTGGAAGAATACTGCAATGGAGTCTGTGACCTTCCCACACACATATGTCGCGCAATGAATATGGCAGGAATAAAAGGCTCCATTCGCTGTGGTGATTGTAAGTACCGCGCACGCGAAGAAGAGACAGATACAACCTGGTGCCGTCTCCCAGAAGGATTGGGCGGAAATCTGGAAGAAAAAGACGAATGCAGCAGAGGAAGAAAGGTGTCCGAGTCGGACACCTAAAAACAGAGGGTGCAACTAAAATCCATATATATCACACAATACACAAGGGAGGCACCTGTTATGCCTCCCGGAAAGGAGCAATCATGATGTACACAAAGGAAATGCAGACGAGAAAGAAGAAAAAGAGAATGAAACATCCCAAAAGTCTGCTCCATGAAAAAAATGGGACGTGCTACCTGTGTATGCAGCTGAACGGAAACTATAAAAAATATCTTCCCCTCTTCCTGGAGAAACACCATATCTTTGGAGGACCGAACCGGAACAATTCGGAAGAATATGGTCTCGTAGTCTGGCTCTGCATGGATCATCATACAATGGGACCTCTTGCAGTTCACAACTGCCCTGAGAGTGCTCTTGTGATGCACCAGATCGGACAGAGGGCATTCGAAGAAACACATAGCCGGCAGCAGTTTATAGACATTTTCGGAAAAAGCTATTTGTAGGAGAAAAAATGGAAATTAAGAATCTGAAAATATGGCCAAGAAAGAAAAGTGACAGAGGCGGATACGCCTGCATGCCGCTGAAAAGAAACGTACCAGAGGGAAAGAAAGGATGGAAACTGACAACCTGTCCGGAATGCGGAGCCTTGTGCTGGAAGACACCTCTTTTCGAAAGCATCATGCAGACAGGAGCCATTCCGATGTGTACCATGTGCGCACTCAAGAAAGGAACATGGAAATGAAAGCGGATAGAAGAAAGATAGAGATCATTATGGCCAGAACCGGAAAAAGAAGAAAAGACTTTAACATGACATCATCCACAGTACAGAACATAATCAGAGAAAAAGGAAGTCTTACCTGACACGATCGGAAGGCTGGCCAGAGAACTTGGCGTAGACATTACGGAAATACTGAAGGAGGAAGAAGATGCAAAGTAAAGAAATTGTTGATTTTTTGAAGAAAGCCAATAGAACCGGCGATATGGTGTGCATCTTGCCTGGCTCAGACATGTCAAAAGACATTATAAAATATCTTAAAGAGCTAGAAAAATACAAGGATGCAAAACAGCAGGAAGCTGCGATTATCTCAGAAAGACAGGACACAGCAGAAGATGCCCTGTGAGAGGATGCACAGTATATGAGAAAAGCGAAGCAAAAAGAAGGAGGAAGAGCAAGAAGTGACCTATAAAAACAAAGAAGGATATCCGGATCCGACACAAGGCGATGCCTTAAACGGAGTCAGAAGAGAAGAAAAACAGAGGCTCCTGGAAAAAAAGCATGGGTTCAAGCGCGGTGAAAAAGTCGTAACAATCAAAATGCTCAGAGATGAGATGCACAAGGAAGCGAAGAAAAAGAAGATAACCTACACAGTTGTCGAATTACATCCTCACTGTATCCTTCTGGAGAACCAGAAAGGACGAATATGCCCGCCATACGCCAAGCTCCGGAAGATGAATAAGAGACAGAAAAAGAAACTCTACAAAAAGAGAACAGGGCATAATCCTCCCAAAGTAATAAAATACTCTCACGAGACTTATCGCATGGGAATACAGGAAGGAAAAACTTTTTCAGAGGCATTAAGAGAGTGGGCACAGCCATTCCGGGAACGATTAAGAGAAGCTGTTAGATATCTGACTAACACATATAACACGGTCAACGCAGCAAGGATATTATCCAAACGCAGGAAGAAATAACCGAAGGGGAGTGATACCATTGGAAAGAAACATCCTGGAAGAGTACATAGATGCCTGTGAGGTAATCAAAGACATCGAAAAAGAAATCAAGAAGCTGAAAACAAAGAAGATGATCACAGCGAACGAGACGGTTTCTGGAAGCAATCCAGAGCACCCATACAATCCGCAGCACTTCAAGGTACAGGGAACAATCTACACTTATGGTGATGACGTTAAGATCAGAGCACAGGAGGATATTCTGAACCAGAGAAGAAAGAAAGCAGAAGAACTGAAACTGCAGGTTGAAGTCTGGATGATATCCATTCCGTTCCGGATGCAAAGGATTATCAAATATAGATTCTTCGAAGATCAGAGCTGGCAGCAGGTAGCAGATCGGATGGGACGCAGGGCAACAGAGGACAGCGTAAGGAAAGAATTTGAAAGATTTTTCGAAAAAATTTAAAATATGTCCGTTTTGTCCGATATGTCCGCTTCGAAGATGTTATAGTGTAACATGAACGAATCGGAAATTCCAAGATGTTCACTCCTTTCTAAGATAAGGTTTGATGAAAGTAGCGCCGGAACACTGTCTGGGTACTTCGAGGGTAGGAACAAATGTTGCAGACGTTAATAAAAATTCAGTAATTAACTGAGGAAACCTCCAAGCAATCGGTACAACGGCGCGTATGGATTGTATCCCCGCGGAAAAAGGTTATTGCTTATCCTGCTGTCCGGTGTCCGGACCGAAAAGCATATCGGAACATGGCTCAGTGGTAGAGCAGCTGGCTTATATCCAGCGTGCCGGTGGTTCGATTCCATCTGTTCCGATCAGGTAGAGATACCTGCTTATACATTTCAATGTATATCCTCTCACACAGGCACCTCGGCAGCAGTCGAGGTGCCTTTTAATATACAGGTGTCCGAGTTGGACACCTTTTTTACACCTAAAATGAAACGACTGAGAGGTGGTGAGGCTTGCCTAGGGCACCAGATAAAAGAATAGAACAGGCAAAAGAGTTATACCTTCAGGGAAAGAAGCTGATTGAGATTGCGAACCAGCTAAACCTGCCAGAAGGTACCGTAAGAAGATGGAAAAGTACTCATAAATGGGATAGCGAACGTTCGGATAAAAATAGCGAACGTTCGGAAAAGAAAAAAGTAAAGAAAAAGAAGCCAGTTGAAAGAGAAGTCAATCAGGTGATAGAAAATCCTGAACTGACCGATAAACAGAGGCTTTTTTGCGTTTTGTACGCAAGATGTTTTAATGCCACAAAGGCATATCAAAAAGCATATGGATGTACATACGAAACAGCCATGGCAAATGGCAGCGAGACACTAAGAAAGACTAAGATACAAAACGAAATCCGGAGATTGAAACAGGAACGGCTGAACAGGGAATTTTTATCTGAATCGGACATCTTTCAGAAGTACATGGATATAGCCTTTGCGGATCTGACGGATTACGTTGAATTTGGTACAGAAGAAGAACCCGTAATGGCCATGTACGGACCGGTCAAAGTCGAAGATCCGGAAACAGGAAAGAAAAAACAGCTGACTCAGACGGTCAATGTAGTGCGTTTTAAAAAATCCTCAGAAGTAGATGGAACCATACTGTCAGAGGTAAAACACGGAAGGAACGGCAGCAGCATCAAGCTGGCTGACAGGATGAAAGCACTTCAGTGGCTTTCTGATCACATGGAGATAGCGACAGCAGAACAGGCAGCACGACTTGACCTGCTGAAAGCACAGGCAGAATTTGCAAGGATGAAATCACAGACCGATAATGACGACCAGATTGAAGATGATGGATTCCTGGAAGCGTTGAATGGAACAGCAGCAGAGGACTGGAAGAATGAAGAGACAGACATTTAAGTTCAAACCATTCTCCAGAAAACAGAGAATGACCTTGAACTGGTGGACAGAAGCATCCCCTGTCAAAAACTACAGTGGGATTATTGCGGACGGAGCCATCAGATCGGGAAAGACCATCAGCATGTCGTTGTCATTCGTAATATGGGCAATGAGCACATTTTCCGGGCAAAACTTTGCAATGTGCGGAAAGACCATAGGTTCCTTCCGGAGAAATGTATTATTCTGGCTAAAGCTTATGCTGCAGTCAAGAGGATACTCCATCACCGACCATAGAGCAGACAATCTGGTTGTAGTCAGAAAAGACGGAAAAGAAAACTATTTCTACATATTCGGAGGAAAAGACGAGAGATCACAGGATCTTATTCAGGGAATTACCCTGGCGGGTGTATTTTTTGACGAAGTTGCCCTAATGCCTGAATCTTTCGCGAACCAGGCGACAGGACGATGTTCCGTAGAAGGAAGTAAGTTCTGGTTTAACTGCAATCCAGACGGACCGTATCATTGGTTCAAGATCAATTGGATTGATAAGTCAGTTGGTTATCTGGGAAAAGAGCGAACTGAAGAAATACGAAAGAAAGCAGCCAAAGAAGGAAAAGATCCCGGATTAAAAGAGATCGTTTATCTCCATTTCACAATGGACGACAATCTATCTCTTGCAGAAGAGATCAAGAACAGATATCGCAGTCTGTATCAGGGAGTATTCTTCAAGCGTTACATTCTGGGATTGTGGGCGGCAGCAGAGGGAATTATCTATGATATGTTCGATACGGACAAACACGTTCGAAATATCAACAATTTTTTTCAATTGCTCATAAATGGTAGCCGGTACGTATCGTGCGACTACGGTACTCAGAACGCGACCGTATTCCTGCTTTGGAATAAGGGCGTAGATGGAAAGTGGTACTGCATCAGAGAATATTATTATTCCGGAAGAGATAAGGGAAAACAAAAGACGGATGCAGAATACGCAGATGACCTCAAGAAATGGCTGGACGAAACGAAGATAAAAGCGATCATCGTGGATCCGTCCGCAGCTTCTTTTATTGCGGAACTCAGAAAAAGGGGATACAAGGTCATTAAAGCCAAGAATGATGTCTTGGATGGAATCCGACTGGTCGCGATGCTTCTGAATTTAGAAAAAATAGTGTTTTCTTCTTCCTGTAAAGAGACAATCAAAGAATTTGCTTCCTACATCTGGGATGAGAAGGTTGCAGAGAAGACAGGAGAAGACAAGCCAGTTAAACAGCATGACCACGCAATGGACGCTGTACGTTATTTCTGCAGCACAATACTTGGCAACAGACTTGCAAAACTAAAGACAGTGAGGAGGTGAAGAAAGTGTATACATTCACAATTCCAAGAGAAAAATTCGATGAAGAAAACCCAAACAAACAGATTATCCGGCAGCTGATCAGTAAGCACATCAGTATAGTTGAACATCTGAAAAAGAATATGCGTTACTACCAGGGAAAGCACAAGATTCTGAATGAAGACCGGGAAAATAAATTGATCTGTAATCATGCAAAGGACATATCCGATACGGCAAGCAGCTACTTTATTGGAAATCCTGTGTCATATAAGGCAGAGACAGATATTTCTGATTTTACAGACGCATTGGAAACGGCGGGAGCTGACGAGACAGATGGAGATAATGGCCTGGAACTGTCCATATACGGATTGACGTATGAATATATTTACACAAAAGAAGGCGAAAGCTATCTGACGACCAAGAATCTATCGGCAGAAAATACGTTTATGGTAAAAGATGACAGTATCGAGGAGAATGAACTTTTTGCTGTCTATTATTATATCAAAAAGGACGATTCCGGAGCTGCACCAGACCGGTACATAGCAACTGTACTGACCAGAAGTTATAAATACGAGCTAAATATCGAGAATAACAGCGACTATCAGCCAACTACAGAACCGGCAGTCCCTCACTATCTGGAAGAAATTCCGGTTATCGAATATCTGAACAATAAACTTGCAATCGGTGACTTTGAACTGCAGATCCCCCTCATTGATGCGTATAATGCTCTGATGAGTGATCGCGTCACAGACAAAGAACAGTTTATTGATGCAATTTTGGCCATTTACGGAACATTACTTGCAGACGATGAAATTGAAGATGAAAATGGTGAAAAGACAGATGGACTGGAACAGGCTATGAAAAGGATCAAGAGAAGAAAAGTTATGGAAATTCCAGAAGGTGCGAAAGCGGAATATCTCACGAGGACTTTTGATGAATCGGGAGTAGAAGTTCTCAAGAAAGCAATTGAACAGGATATCCACAAGTTTTCCCATATTCCGTGCATGACAGATGAGAGCTTTGGTGGGAATGTATCGGGTGTGGCAATGGAGTTCAAACTTCTGGGCATGGAAAACATAACTAAAATTAAAACCAGATACTACAAGAAAGGCCTGAGAAAACGTATCCGGATTTTTTGTAATTTTCTTTCTTTACAGGGAAAAACCGTAGATCCGACAGGAATCACAATGACCTTTACAAGAGCCCTTCCCAAGAACCTTCTGGAGATTTCGCAGATCGTATCAAACCTGTGGGGGAAAGTAAGCAGAAAGACCTTGCTCTCTCAGATTCCTTTCGTAGACAACGTAGATGATGAGCTGGAAGCACTCGATCAGGAAACAGAAGAGAACATGAAACGGCAGCAGGAAGTATTTGGCCTGCAGAGCGCACCACCAGATGGCGAGGATCCCGATGAGACAGAAAAGAAAGACGACCCCAAAAAGGATGACGTAGATGAGTGATTATTGGGAAGACCGCGCGGCGTGGGATATGTACAACCACATGAAAGATGCCGATGAAAGGGCAGATCTGATTGCAAAGATATACAGAAATGCATCTATGCAGATTACCTTTGCAGCAGAGGACATTTTTGAACGTTACATGATAAAACATAAGATATCGGAGAGAGAAGCATGGGAACTGATAAACACAATGCAGGACCGGGATTCCATTCAAGAGCTGATCCTGAAGCTGAAAAATAAAGATCCGGACAAGACCAGACAGGAGCTGATCCGGGAACTGGAAGCACCAGCGTATAGATTTCGCATAGAAAGACTGAAGAAACTCCTGGAACAGATAGATGCCATTATGGATAATGTCTATCAGCAGGAACAGCAGTTTGATACGAGCTTTTTTCAGAATCTGGCAGAAGATGCCTATTATCGAAAAATATACAACATTCAACGTCAGACGGGACTTGGATTCAAATTCAGACATGTGGATCAGAAACAGATCGATCAGACCCTTAAGATGAACTGGTCCGGCTCGCATTACTCCACCAGAATATGGCGCAACACAGGGAAACTTGCAGAGACTCTGAAGCAGGAAATGCTGGTCAGCCTTCTGACAGGGAGAACAGAGAAAGATACGGCAGCAGTCATCACAAACCAGTGCGGATCCGGAGCAATGCAGGCAAGACGACTGGTCAGGACAGAGAGCTGTTTCGTAGCAGGAGAACTTGATGCCAGAGCTTACGAAGAATGCGGCGTGTCTCATTATCGCTTTCTTGCAGTACTGGATCTTAGAACCAGTGAAATCTGCCAGTCTCTGGACAATAAAGTATTCTCACTGTCGGAAAGACAGGTCGGCAAAAACTACCCGCCTATGCATCCGTGGTGCAGATCCACAACCTTGAGCAGCGCATCAGAGGAAGATCTAAAAAACATGAAACGAAGGGCATATAATCCAAAGACAGGAAAAACGGTTCTGATTCCGGCGACAATGTCCTATGCAGACTGGCATCGGAAATATGTGGAAGGCGATCCAAAAGCGGAAACACAGAAAAAGATGATCAAAAATGCATCTGCCGATAAGAAACAGTTTGCACAGTACCAGAAAGTTCTTGGGAAAAATGCCCCTAAACGTTTTGCAGATTTCCATGCAATGAAGTATAATGAACCTGAGAACTGGAATAATCTGAAGCTGAATTATCAAGATGTACAGCTTCAACAGAAAATACGGTCCGAAGACTATCCTAAACAGATAGAGGAAGGCAAACAGGGAAAGCATATTCCGGGACATAATAACTATACTGAAGGCAGGAGCTACCTGACGATGGACGCAAAAGAAATCCAGGAGCTTGCAAACAAATATGCTGGCATGGGTAAGCTTCAAAGAGATGGACAGGGGCATTGGAACCATAAAGAGATTGTAAATATGGGAAAAACCATTGGAGTTTACAAAGATCTTGCAGGAAAAGAGCTTCCAACGACTATTGCCACGATCCATTATTCAAAGAAAGGCATTCATGTAGTCCCGGCGAAGCCAAAGGAGAAATGAAAATGACTGAAATGCAGAGAATGATGATGGAAACGTCTGGAAAAACGATAAGAGTAATATGCAAAGGTGGAAAAATATTCGAAGGCACAAACGAAAATTTTACACAGCCTCTTGATAATGAACCGGAGGTAGCGGCAATGTGCATCCAGGAAAAAGGGTGTTCTTATCTGACAGAATTAACAGAACCAGAAATTGAAAAAATTGAAGTAATCGAGTAGAGATACCATCAGTCAGAAATGGCCGGTGGTATTTTTGTACTCATTTTTGAGAAAGCGAGGACAAAAAGCATGAAAGTAGAATGCATCGAACGTTTCAACGATGTGACACAGCCGACAGAAACCATGAGACGCAACCCAGGAGATATTTTTGAGGTCAGAGAGGACAGAGGGAAATATCTGGTGGGAATCGGTATGGTAAAAGAAGCTGCTGATCAGGAGATCGCAGAACTTAAAAAGACAGAAAACAAGGAGAAAGTACAGAGATGAGGAACAAAGTTTTCAAGGCATTGATGAACTGCAGATGTGTGATTCCTATGAACCTGCAGGTGTTTGCGGAAGGAGGAGACCCTGGCACTGGAAACAACCCTGGAAACGGCGGTGGATCCAGCGGAAACGGAGATAATGGCGATGAACCACAGTCATTTGACGATTTTCTCAAGACAGGAGAAAACCAGGGCGAATTTGACCGCAGAGTACAGGAAGCAGTCAACGCAGCAATAAAAGATGCCCAGGAGAAATGGAAAGCCTTGACAGATGATAAACTTTCCGAAGCCGAGAGACTGGCCAAGATGACGGAAGATGAGAAAAAGGAATATCTGCAGGACAAGAAAGAAAAAGACCTTGCTGCCAGAGAAGCGGAAGTCACCAAAAAAGAGCTGATGGCAGAAGCGAAGAATACTCTTGCCGGCGATGGGCTTCCGCAGGAACTTGCAGGGGTTCTGGATTATACAGATGCTGATGCCTGCAAGAAGTCCATGGATACAGTTAAAAAGGCATTCCAGAAGGCGGTAGAGGCAGCGGTAGAAGAGAGGCTGAAAGGCGGAAAACCACCAAAGAAGGCAACGGAAACAAAAGATGAGGATATCCTCAAGCAGCAGATATACAACGCTATGATGGGGAAATTTCAGTAAAGGAGAGATAAAACATGCCGATTAATACTTTAGCAACAGCAACAATATTCCGGAATACACTCGATCTGATCGCAGTACAGGAGGCAACAACCGGATGGATGGACGCCAATGCAGGACGAGTGATCTATAACGGTGGGGCGGAAGTGAAAATCCCTAAAATGACCGTACAGGGAATGGGAGATTATGACCGCGACAATGGATACCAGCAGGGCTCTGTTACCCTGGAGTATGAAACCAGAAAGATGACACAGGACAGAGGAAGACTGTTCCAGTTAGACCCGATGGACATCAACGAGAATAATTTTGTAACCACTGCATCTGCAGTCATGGGAGAATTCCAGAGAACACAGGTTGTTCCGGAAATTGATGCATATCGTATTTCTAAGATTGCCACAGAAACAATTGCAGCGAATAAGGCAGGGATGATCGGAACCGGATATACACCGGGAGCGACAGGAACATCTGCACTTCGAAAAATTAAAGAAGGCATCAAAGCAATCAGGGAAAGATATAATGGCCCGCTTGTATGCCAGGCAACTCCGGATTTTATCATGGAGCTTGAACTGGAACTTGCAGGAAAGATCAGGAACACAGATTTTGAAAAGGGCGGCATTAAGACGCAGGTGCCAGCGGTGGATGGCGTACCGTTAATCTCTACACCTTCCAACCGTATGTACACAGCTATCAAGATCAATGACGGAAAAGCGTCCGGACAGGAAAAAGGCGGCTACGAAAAAGGCACAAGTGCGAAGAACTTGAACTTCTTCATCTGCCCAGTGAGTACACCGATTGCAGTTACAAAGCAGGATGTAATGCGTATCTTTGATCCGAATACAAACCAGAAGCTCAATGCATGGCAGATGGACTATCGCCGTTTCCATGATATCTGGGTACTTGATAATAATCTGGATTCTATCTATCTGAGTGTAAAGGAGACATCTGTATGAGGCTGAAACGCGGAAACGTAGAAAGAGAAGTAGAAGACGAATTCCACGTGGCGAAATTTGTAAAAGACGGATATAAGCCCATGGAGAAAATTACAGATTCGAAAGAGACAGAGAAAAAAGATGTACAGGAGATGAGCCTGGAGGAACTGAGACAGCTGGCAAAAGCAAAAGGATTGAAAGGAACCTCTTCCCTGGCAAAACAGGAACTCCTGGAAATCCTTATAGGAGCATCGGAATGATGCTGGATGATCTGGATATCTTGAAAAAGAAAACAGGATGCCAGGATGAAGAACTCCTGGAAATCCTCCTTCAGGAAGCAGAAGAGAAAGTTCTGGCTTATACGAACCGGACAAGACTGATCCCACAGCTCAAGAATCCTGCCAGAGAGCTGGCGCTGATCGCTTACAACCGCATGGGAACAGAAGGGGAAAGCGGCAGGAGTGATGGAGGAGAATCTTACAGCTTTCAGGATATGCCAGACAGTATCTATAGCGTACTGAGACAGTATCGGCTTGCCAGGGCAGGAGGAAAGATCCATGAGAATAAAGCAAAGCAGACTTGAAGAAATCTTTTTCCGGAAACGGGTATCCGGAAAAGATAAGGAAGGCAGTTCCTACGAAACGTGGGGAGCTGCCTTTTCTGTCATGGCTGAGATCTGGCCAGCTTCTGGAAAAGTCCAGGCGCAGCAATATGGCGAAAGACTTTCATATATTCGAAACGCAAGACTTGAAGGTGATTACATCATAACTGCGGATGCAAAAGGTCATGCAATGTACAAAACGACCTCCGGACTGAATATTCAGGAGGGCGACGGTCTCTGCCTGTACACGGATCCGAAAAACAAACCGGACTACAGGATTATATCAATAAAGCCATACAGACCATTGAAAATGGAGATTGAAAAGATATGAGTGAGGATTTCGAAAGCAGATTCCAGAGCCTGATCGATGCGGCCGAAGATGGACTGCAATCAGAAATACACCGTATCGCGTTGAAAGTACAGGATCAGGCGAGGGAATTGTGTCCTGTACGAAGATACGGAAGTGGCGGTGGTTCACTTAGGCAATCCATCCATACAGCCACAGAAAGGACAGAAGATGGAGTGCGGAGCGAAGTATACACCAATTCTATATATGCACCTTTTGTGGAATTCGGGACTGGTCCGACAGGACAGGCACATCACGAAGGCATATCTCCTAATGCAGATCCGGTTTATTCCCAGAGCGGCTGGACGATGCCGGCTGATGCAATGTCTCCGGAGGATGCCGAACAATATGGATTTGGGATCGCCAAAGGAAAAGATGGCGAGATCATTGGGTATTACACGAAAGGCCAGGTTGCACAGCCTTTCTTATACCCGGCATTCAAATCAATGGAAAAGACAGCAGCAAAAGAAATAGAAGAAGCTTTAGCTAGAGAAATGGAGAAAAAACTGAAATGAAGAATGTAAAAGATCAGGTATATGCCGCACTGCTCAGCGTGACAAAAAATGTATCAGACGTATATCCGAAAGACTGGGCCGACTTCCCAACGATCCAGTACGTTGAGGAAGATAACAGCGTATATGAAAGAACGGATAATAAGGAACAGTCAGCAAGGGTAGCGTACAAGGTTGATATCTGGGACAACAAGAGTACGTCCGAAGCTGCCCTTGCTGTAGATGAAGCAATTTCAGCCCTTGGACTTATCCGGACTTCCTGCAGGGATCAGCCGGATCCGAGCGGATTAAAACATAAGATCATGCGCTACGAGGGGATCATCACTATGGATTCCGAAGTAGTGTACTGGAACAAATGAAAGAGGTGAAGTAAATGTTAGCGAATGGCGCGAAATTAGGATATTCAAAAACAAAGCCAAGCGGCGGAAGTGTCAGTTACACAGACCTTCCGGGTTTGAAAGAGATTCCGGAAATCGGCTCAGAAAAAGAAAAAGTAGACAATACAGTATTGACGGATCCGCACAAGATCAACGAGCTGGGAATCGGCGAACTGCCGGAAATGACCTATAAATTTAAGTATGACAACTCAAAAGCCGACAGCCCATACCGTACATTGAGAAAACTGGCAGAGGATAATACCCTGGCGTATTTCTGCGAGACGGATGCAGACAAGACGACCTATGAGTACGCTGCACTGATCTCTCTGAAACGTACCGGAGGTGGCGTAAATGGAGTTATTGACTTTGAAATAACAATGTCAGTACAGACAGATATCACAATTACAGACCCGGCATAAGAAAGGAGAACAACATGAGTAATATCGGTGGATTAGATGAAGAAAAAGAAATTCAGGAAGAGACCACAGAAATCGTAGATTTGAACGAAGAAAAAAAGAAAAGAAGACCGTTCCACTACTGGAAAGTAGGCGGTCGCGAGTACAAGCTGAAGCTGAGAGCAACAAACGTTGAAAGACTGGAAAACAAATACAAATGTAATATCATGAACCTCGTGGACGATATGCCGGCTTTATCAACCATGCTGACAATTATCCAGGCTGCCATGCTTGAATGGGAACATGGCATCAAATACGAGCGTATCAAGCAGCTGTATGATCAGTACACAGATGAAGGCGGAAACCAGATGTCCCTCTACAGAGATATTGTCCTTCCAACTCTGGCGGTATCCGGTTTTTTTACAGAGGATGCGACAGCACAGATCCTGGAAGCAGCAGAGATCTAAAGACCACAACAGAATATCTCTGGGAGATCTATCCGGATGCACTGGACTGTGGAATGACTCCAGAATCATTTTGGGACTATTCCCTGAATGAGATCATAGACACAATGGAGAGTTATGCAAGGCAGACAAACAGAAAAAGGAAACAGAAGATAGCGGATGATTTTGTTCTGGCAAAAGCTCTTTCATTGAATTTAGCTACTATCATCTCAGGAAAAGATGACCTGTGTAATCCGTGGGATTTCTATCCGGAGACATTCAAGGAAAACAAAGAAGAATATGAACAGCAGAAACTGGAAGCAGATCTCGCTGAGTACAGAGAGAAACGCAGACAGTGGGCAGAAGAATTTAACAGGCGCAGGCGGGGAGTATGATCCCTGCCTATTTTGCGTCAGGAGGAGGTGAGACTGTATGAGCAATGAACTTGCAAAGCTTAAAGTAACTCTTGAAGCGCAGACCAGTGCCTACAAGAAGGAGATGAAAGAAGCCAAAGCGGTAACTAAGCAGGTCAGTGACTCCATTAAAGCTGAGACCTCCAAGATGACTGCCAGTGCCAATATGGATAAGGCGACAGAATCTGTAAAAAAGCAGATGTCACTGATTCAGAAAATGAAACAGACAATGTCGGGCAAACTTCCGGAAATGCCGGAAAGCATAAAGAACATGGGAGCAACCATAAAAGAAAGCCTCCGGAACACGAAGTCAGGTGCTCCGTTCTCTGCTATGCTTCATGATGTACGCCAGTATGTGAAAGAAGCACAGTTGGCAGCAGGAATCAAAGTACATACTGAGGAATACCAGCAGAATGAAAGAGATATTGAACGCGTTACCCAGGCACTGGAACGACTGAAACAGAAAAAAAGAGATCTGTTCAACGGCAATGGTCCGGGAAGAAGTGAAGCCCTGGAAAATGTGAATGGGCAAATTCAGGCAGCAGAGAAGCAGCTTGAAAAATACCAGGCACACGGACGATACATGCAATTCGGGAATACTGATACGGAACGACCATACACCGGAAGACTTTCTGACGGAAACAGCTTCCAGACAGCAGGAGCAGTTATGCGACAGACCGCATCTCGTATCCGAGAAATGAAAGAGGCGGCAGCAGAAGCTCTCAAACGAATTCCAGTATTAGGTAGAGCTCTCAGCAATGCGGCGGCTATCGGCTCAAAAGGCTGGGGCGGATTAAAGAAGCTGATTTCAGGCGTTGGCTCCGGGCTTAAGACTCTGGCATCCGGAGCTATCAGAAAAGCGTCTGGAGCATTCAGCGCACTCATACAGAAGTTTTCAAGCGGAATTCCCTTGATGAAGAGGTTTTCAAGTGCGAATAAGTCCGTATCCAGTGGACTTGGCGGTGGTCTGAAAAATATCCTCAAGTACACGCTTGGAATCAGATCTTTGTTTGTACTGGTAAACAAGCTGAGAAGCGCACTGGTAGATGGATTCAAGAACCTTTCCCAGTACAGCGGAGAGACAAACAACAGCCTTTCCATGCTGATGTCCTCTCTGACACAGCTGAAGAATGCGTTTGCGGCAGCTTTCGCACCGATCTTGAACGTAGTCGCACCGATTTTAAATTCAATCATTCAGAAGATCATTTCGGTAGTCAATACATTTGGACAGCTGACCAGTGCCTTAACAGGCAAGACGACCTACATCAAGGCAAAGAAGGTACAGCAGGATTATGCCAAGAGCCTGAACAGCAATGCGGCATCCGCGACCAATGCCAAGAAAGCAAATGAAGAACTGCAGAGGACCATCCTTAGCTTCGACCAGATCAACAAGATGGATGATAACAGCAGTTCCGACAGCGATAACGGCATAGCAGATACGGGAGGCTTATCCCCTTCCGATATGTTTGATACACAAAGCATCCCTTCAAGAATCAAAGGAATTGCTGACATGATCAAACAGGCTTGGAAGAATGCTGATTTCACCGACATAGGTACCATGGTCGGTAATAAGCTGAACGCCGCACTGAATAGCATTCCATGGGACAAGATCCGGAATACCTGCAACAAGATTGCAAAGAGCATAGCTACATTCCTGAACGGCTTCATAGAGGCAGTAGACTGGAAACTGGTTGGGAACACATTTGCACAGGGCATCAATACGGTTTTTGATGCGGCAAACACTTTTGCTGAAAATTTCCACTGGAAGAGTCTGGGAGATGCGATTGGAAACGGTGTCAATGGAGCCCTGGGCGGCCTTGACTGGAACTTGATACAGGAAACTGTACACAATATCGCAACAGGAATCACTGATACATTAAACAGCTTTATCCAGACAACTGACTGGGCACTGGTAGGACAGTCTTTTGGAAATGGCATCAATACCATTCTGGATTTCTTCTATACAGGCATCAATAATTTTGACTGGACAGGAACCGGTGCGGCTCTAGCGGAATTTGTCAACAACGCCATAAATACTATTGATTTTGTCAAACTGGGACAGACTGTTTCAGACGGTGTGAAGGGCATTTTTGATTTCGGCATAGCCGCGATCGAGGGCGTTGACTGGTCAACAGTAGGAGAAAAAGTTTGGGACGGCTTAGCAGCAATTGACTGGAATGGCATATCAGATAAGTTTTTTGAATTACTAGGAGCTGCTTTCGGCGGATTGTCCGCATTCTTAGGCGGATTTATTTCTGATGCAGTTGCGGGCGCGCAGAAATATTTCCAGAAAAAAATAGAAGAATGCGGCGGAAATATTTCATTAGGAATCCTTAAGGGAATAAAAGACGGAATAGTCGGGATTGGTGAGTGGATCGTAGATCATGTATTTACGCCATTTATAGACGGATTTAAAAAGGCGTTTGGAATTCATTCTCCGTCAACTGTCATGGCTGAACAAGGTGGATTTGTTATCAGTGGTTTGCTTAAGGGCGTTGAAGACAAGGCAGGAAACTTCTTTGGATACATCAAGGATATTCCGGGAAAAACAGTGAACTTCATCGGAGACATCAAAGGAAAAGTCCATTCAAAAGGAACAGATATCATTCAGGGGCTTAAAGAAGGATTTACTGACAGATGGGATAGCTTTACCGATATCTTATCGGAACTTCCGAACAAGATCCAGGATGCCGTGCCGAACTTATTTGATGTAGGAGCTGGCATTATTCAGAATTTTGCAAATGGATTCTCCAGTATTCATATTCCAATGCCACACATCGGATGGGACTGGTCTGGAGGAAATATCAATATCGGAAACTGGTCGTTTTCGCTTCCGCGTTTTAATCTTCAGTGGTACGCACAAGGCGGTTTCCCGGAAGCCGGACAGCTTTTTATGGCAAATGAAGCCGGTCCGGAGCTGGTCGGAAAGATGGGAAATCGAAATGCTGTTGCCAACAATAATCAGATCGTAGAGGGAATCAAGGCGGGCGTATTCGAAGCTGTCCTTGACGCACTTAATGCCAGTGGAATCCTCGATCGAGATGATTCAGAAAAAGAAGTCGTGCTTGAGCTTACGGTAAAAACAGACAGTGAAACACTCTACAAAGCTGTGAGAAAAGGCAAAAGAAAATATGATCACCGTTATGCGGTGACAGAACTGATTTAGGAAGTGCTATATGGACAATATTGTATTAAAAGTAAATGGAAAGGCACTTCCTAAAGAAGTGTCAAAATTCAAATGGAAAAAAGCGGATATATCAGGGAAAAGTGCAGGACGTACTCGAGATTTGTTAATGCACAAAGACAGAAGAGGAAAGAAAAGAACACTTTCCCTAGGATGGGTAAATCTGACAAAGGAACAGATTCATGAGGTTCTACAGGCATTTGATCCGGAATACGTACAGGTTACATACTGGGATCCATTAGAGGGGACAGATGCAGAAAAAACCTTCTACACAGGTGACATGGAAGCTAATGTGAAGTGGTGGCGTAAAGGGCGGGAAAGATGGTCTACACTTGATTTCGAGGTGATTGAAAGATGATTGATGTATCAACAGAATTTGAACAGGCATTAGAGAATGGAGAAAGAAATTTCTACGTTACCCTAACAATCAATCTTCAAGACGGCACAGTACTTGATATTGATGATAGTGATTTATGGAGTGATGGGTTCACCATTGATGAAGCAACTTCTAATTCGGGAAGCTTTGATGCAGGTGCAGCAATTATCCAAAAACTCACCATCCGCCTAAACAATATTTATGGAGATTTCGAAGACTATGATTTTTCCAGAGCTACAATTTCGAACGTGAAAGTGTCTTTAAAGCTTCCTTCTGGAAAGACAGAGAGTATTCAGAGAGGAATCTATACAGTCGATGAAGCCAGCCACGATGGCGATGTGATAGTTCTGGAATGCCTGGATAATATGTATAGAACAGATGTCAGTTACGAGAACAGTAAACTCACGTATCCGGCCACATTATTACAAATTGTACAGGATATATGCACTTGTTGCGGCATGACGCTTGCGGCAGATTCCATAGATTTTACAAATTGCAATTACAGTATCACAGAAAAACCATCTGTGGACGCTACATTTCGAGATGTGCTGATTTGGGCAGGACAGATTTCCGGCCATTTCTGGCGGTGCAATAACTACGGACAACTGACTGCTGGGTGGTATAGCGAAACAGATCTAACAGAAGAAAAGAACGTACATAAATTCAAAGAAAGCACAATTACGGATATAGATCCAGATACAGACGATGTGGTAATTACCAATGTCCGCATCGTCACAGAAAATGAAAATTCCGAAGAAGTGATTTTCCAGGTTGGATCCGATGGATATACGCTTGAAGTTTCGGACAATGCCCTGATTACGGAGAAAAATGGATCGGAAGTCGCTGAAATGTTAGGGAATCGTACCATTGGACTTAGATTTCGACCAGTAACTTTAGAGGTGAAAGCAGATCCGAGAATAGAAGCTGGCGACGGAGCGGTGATTTACGATGGAAAAAAGAAATACAAAACATTCCTGACGAATTGCACATTCTCCATCGATGGCGATACGCAGATCAAGAACGAAGCGGAAAGTGCCATGAGAAATAGCGCTGAGCATTTTTCGAAGGGAACACAGGCATATCGAAATCTCCGTAAACAGCTCAAAAAAAATAAAACCGAATTTGAAAAAGCCCTGAAAGATCTTACAAAGCAGATGCAGGACTCCAAAGGTCTCTTTCCGATCACAGTAACACAGGAAGATGGCAGCAGTATCCTGTATTTCTGCGACACTCCAAAGCTGAAAGACGCAAAAGTTGTGATCAAACTCAGCTCTGCAGGATGGGCAATGTCCACGAATGGAGGCAAGACCTGGAATATCGGTGCATTGGTAGATGGAGAGATGATCGCCAAGCTCCTGGCAGTACAGGGAGTTAATGCTGGCTGGGTCAACACAGGAGCACTGAGAGTGCTAGATGCAGACGGAAAAGAAACTCTGTATATCAATGCTGATACTGGCGAGGTAAGAGTAACGCCAACGCTCTTCTCGCTTTCTGGAAAAAGCGTGGGAGATATCGCGAATGCAGCAGTTGAGGACTTTGTGAACAAGGTATACCGCAAGGACCTTGAAAAACTTCAGAATCAGATTGATGGAAAGGTAGAAGAATACTACTACGCATACGAACCAACACTGGACAACCTGCCAGCCTCAGAGTGGAAGACCGAAGAGGATAAAAAAGCCCACGAGGGAGATAAATTCTTCGACAAGTCCACAGGCCATGCTTACCGATTCTTCCGAAACGACAAGACGGGAGAATATGAATGGACATTGATCCAGGACGCAGATGTGATCGAAGCACTCAATAAGGCAGCTCATGCTCAGGAGACTGCAGATGGCAAAAGGAGAGTTTTTATAACAACTCCACAGCCGCCGTATGACCCCGGAGATTTGTGGGTACAAGGCTCCGCGGGAGATATCATGGTCTGTAAGACCGGAAAAGAAGAAGGGGCATACAAATCCGACGACTGGGTGAAATCCAGCAAATATACCGATGATACAAAAGCAGAAGAGGCACTTGAAGCGATTGAAAAGCTAAAAACTCTGAGCGTAGTCTTAAATAATGAATATCAGACAGTTTCTACGGATGCCGACGGAAACTATAAAAACTTTCCGGAGGTTGCTGCGACGGTAAGTGCATACATGGGATCCGTGGATGTGACCGGAAAAGCAACCTATACAGTCACGAAATCAGCTGGAATCACAGGATCCTGGAATCTATCCACCAAAACTTATACAGTCACAGGATTAAGTACAGACAGCGGATACGTAGACATCACAGCGTCTTACTCCGGCCTCAAAGGCACCAGACGATTTACGATCGCGAAACTCAAGGCAGGAGCCACCGGACCGGCGGGAACCGGAGTGGAGGTCGATGTAACTTCCGTGGAGTACCAGGTAGGAAGTTCCGGAACGGTTAAGCCAACCGGTTCCTGGTCGATAGATATTCCGAATGTACCAGACGGCAAATATCTGTGGAGCAGAACGTCCGTAACTTACTCAGATGGTAAGCAGACAGTAACTTATACTGTGTCATATAAGAGTGCAGATGGAAAAAAAGGAGACTCTGTCTCAATAAAATCACAACAGGTCACTTACCAGGCAAGTAGCAGCGGAACAACGATCCCGACAGGCACTTGGAGTACCTCTGTGCCATCGCTGAATGGCGGTCAATACCTCTGGACAAGGACGGTGGTGAATTATTCCGACGGAACTACCACAACGTCCTACAGCGTATCCTACAAAGGCGGAGATGGAGAAGATGGTGGTACCTGGACCATAGAAGTGAGTAGCAACACAATCAAGCGCGGCGAGGATGGAGTGCTGAAACCATCCAGCATTACAGCAAAAGCCTGGTACCAAGTGGGAAAGACCGTATCCAGAACAGCGTATACTGGAAGGCTATATGTCTACACGAGTACGAACGGAAGTACCTGGACACAGGTGTCCAAGTCGGACACCTCATCATCCATTACTTATGATACATCAAAACTGACAAAGACAATCTACTGGCTTAAGTTTACTTTATGTGCAGCCGGCACCGATACAGTCATAGATCAGCAGACAGTCCAGATTCTGGACGATGTATCGTCTTTGACTGGTGAAATCATGCTGAATAAGCTCTCAGGTGGCTGGCAAGGCATCTACCAGGGAGACGACGGAAAGTACTACATAGATGCGGAGTACATCCGCGGCAAGGCTATGTCCGCAAAATATCTGGATGCTCGAAATTTGACGGTCACAAATAACAAAGGAGTAAAAACCCTTGGCATTGATGCAAATGGAAATGTATCCATATACGCCACATCACTGTCTATTGCAGGAGCGGCGGCAGCATCACAGGAATATGTCAATACTGCAACAGCCAAACAGTTGGAGAGTGCAAAAGCGTACGCAAATACTAAAAGCGGAAACCTGTTAAATGGAACTGACCTGACGACTGACGATCGCAAAACTTACTGGAATATCACTGGAAAAATCACGGAAGGACAGGCAGATCCAGACGGAGGAAAGAACGCAATTCTTATTACCGGAACTGCAGGAGACAACTATATTTCAGCGAAATATTCCAACAATAATCCGGTTCGGACGGCAGGACAGTACGAAATCCGCATCTGGCTCAGAGCAGACCTGCAGAAAGACGAGGTACAGAGCACTGGCATCTCGTTTAATCGTGTTGTACACAATATTGGCTTGTCAAATAAATGGGAACAATACAAGTTTTCCGTTCCGATCACAAATCCATCAACGGATGGAAATGAAAATTTTACGATTGGCGGATTTGGCAAAATAGCAAAAGGCGATAAGGTATATATCTACAAACCGGAGATAACTTATAGCTATACCTCACAGGATATCCTTAATATGCTTACCAATAACGGAGCTATGGATGCAATAACGATGAACAACGGTCAGCTCTATATAAAAGGAACATATATCGTAGTCAATGATCTTTCGGTATTTAACGCTACAATAGGCGGATGGAAAATAAATACAAGTAGTATTTCGTCCGCTTCGGGAAATATCTCTTTCCTAAAGAATGGACAGATACAAATAGGAGAAGCGAAATTTTCAGCATCCGGAAAAGCCGCAATAATCAAGTATGGATTAAGCATCTATACCGATCGAAACACATTTACGGACGGCACAGGAGAATTCCGATTATACGGAATGACTTCGAATTCCGGAAGAGTCCTCACGGTGTCAAATAACGTTGTAGGTATGCAGGCATCCTCATCCAGACGCTACAAAAACCATATAAGAGACATGACACAGGAAGAAGCAGAGAAACTTCTTTCTCTTCCGGTCGTATGGTTCCGGTACAAAAAAGGATATCTGATAGATGGAGATCCACTGTGCGGAAAATCCATTCCCGGATTCTATGCCGAGGATGTCAGCAAGATTTTTCCGGAATGCGCCGTATACGATCAGAAAGAACGCCCGGAAGACTGGAACTACAGAATGATGATTCCGGCCATGATGAAGCTGATTCAGGATATATACAAGGAGGTCAGAGGAACATGAACGACAGACCATTAGTGTTAGTAATGGAAGAAGCAAAAAACGAAATTGCAGGAACAGTGTTGAGAGTAAAAGTCCAGACAGGATTACCATACAGCATCTTGGACGGAATATTGTCCTCAGTTCTTGCAGATGTCCGGAAAGACACTTGCGCAGAGATTGCCGCAGCTGCACAGAGCCGGCAGGAACCACCGGAGGAAGAACAGAATGAATAATATCTTAACTGCAGTCTTTGAGGATGATAAGTACTGCCGGGTATCAGGGGCCTGGCAGTATGATTATGGACAGATTCTCCGGATCCAAGGCCTGAACCTTCCGACAGCTGTTGAAATCCACTTCTCCTTAACCGAAAAAACAGGAGAGTCAGTGACACGAATCGGAACCACAAAAGATGGAGTTACGGAAGTATTAATTCCGGATTCCATGCTGGAGAAAGAGACCAACCAGAATTATAGTATTTACGCATTTATTTTCTTGTCAGATACAACTTCCGGAAATACAGAATACCGGATTGCAATCATGGTCAACACCAGACCAAAACCGGAGGTTCCCGGATCGCCGGAAGAACCGGAGATTTTCAGAGAGACGGTCGAGGCAGTCAATCAGGCCGCCGACCGGTCAGAAAAAGCCAGAGACCAGGCAGAGGCCTGGGCACACGGAAGAGGAGATTATCCGGAACAAAAAGAAGACAATGCGAAATACTATGCCGGAGAAGCACAGAAAGCTGTAGCGTCTATTCCTGGCAGAGTAGAAGAAGGAAAGAAAGACATTGATAATTATGTCCACCAGAAAGAAACTGAACTTAAAGGCGAAACCGGAAATGTCCATTTTGCCGCCTTCAAGGTTGTGAAGGGCAGGCTCAAAATGTATTCTGATCCAACCGTAGACAAGGTACGCTTCCGGCGTATTGGAAGCCGGCTGAAATACAGATTGAAAATGTAAGGAGGACTTATGGAAACAGAGAACAACTATCAAGAAACAGATCTCGGAAACGTCTCCCTGAATCCTAGAGGAGAGTACGATCCAGGAGCATCCTACGAATATCTTGACACAGTAAGTTATCAAGGCGGCTCCTATACGTGCCTGGCGGAGCTGGGAACTACCATCACCGGCATAGCTCCGGATCCGGGACGCAACACAGATGCATGGCAGATGCTCACTCTTCCGGGAGGCCTTACGCCAGAGTACATTGCAATGCATGATGATACGGTTAATCACGCACGGCAGGCAGAATCCTCAAGGCTTGCCGCAGAACTCGCTCAGCAGGCCGCAGAAGACGCGCAGGCGGACGTACAGCAGTTACATGCTGATACACGTCAGGCAGCCACAGAAGCCGGACAGAGCCGCGACAGTGCTGCCGGTTACGCTCAGTCTGCAGACGCGTCCAGAAAAGCGGCAGCAGAGTCCGAACAGAATGTTAATGCACAGGTTACTGGATTTGATACCAAGGTGTCCGAATCGGTCACCCAGGCGAAGGAAGATATTGCTACTGCAAGGCAGCAGGCAATCCGGGCTGTAGCGAGCCAGCAGGTCACATCCACACAGGCCGTAAAAGATCAGACTGCAGATTACATCGCCGAAAAAGAGGCAGAAGCTCTCCGGACAATCACATCACATACCGATCAGGAGATCACAAGGGCCAATACAGAGACCAAGATTGCAAAGGATGCCCTTGCAGAAACCATCGAGCAGGCCACTGGCCAGAACACAGCATTGAAAAAAACAATCTCTGATGCAGGAGATCTCAGCACAGAGATTGGAAAGGCACTGCAGGAGACAAAAACGGCAACTGCGGACGCAAAAACAGCAACGACTACTGCCAACACTGCAGCTAAGTCAGCACAGGAACAGGCTGCCGCCGCAAAGAAAGCGACAGATACATTGATTGCACAGACAGCGCACGTAACTTTTCAGGTCGATCCGGAAGACGGCGGCCTGAACATAATTTACACAGAGTAATCGAACTTGTAACTAATCCTTACAGGTTCTTTTTATATAAAAAATAAGGAGGAATCAAAAGAAATGGCAACAGGAGACCAGACACTCATTAATTTTCCAAGAGAATCTACCATGCAGGAAATTTCCCAGGCATTGCAGACCATGGCATTTACCCAGTCGGCAGACCTGGAAAAAATTTCTACATGGGCACAGTTTAGCGGACTTTCAAGGAACGGAATCACCCAGAAGATATTTGATTTCGGCGATCAGATCCTTGAAAAATGGACTGATACAGCTGCGAACAACAAGGAATACGACTTCCCGTGGCATATCACACACTTTGATACTGCAGAACTGGAGGATGGAGAGAATATCCAGGGAACCTTCCTGGAAGCTCATTACACCACACCGTTCGGCGTGCAGTTTAGCAACCGTGCCTTTTTACGTTGCCCGGATGGGCTTGCAGCCGGAACCTACAATGTAACGCTGGGCGCAAAATGGGGCGAGAAAGACGCACAGAAAGGTACAACATGGCAGTTTACACTTACAAAAGCTGTTCCTGCAGGCGGATCAGTAGCTGGATTTACCCAGATGCCGGATGTGGTGGCATCCAACTGGAAAGCAACCTCATATGCAGCGGATGGCATCACTGTAATTGAGACAGTACCTATTACATCAGGATCCGGAGGAACATCCATGGGAACTATGCAGCTGTCGACCAGGAATAGCAACCTCAATTCCATGCAGGAGGTCGGATATGGATGGAATCGCTGGAAGTACTCAGCGGCTCGCCAGTGGCTTAATTCCGATCAGCCAAAAGGAAAGTGGTGGACAAAACAGGATGACTGGGATATAGCACCTAGTCAGTTAGCCACAAAAGATGGATTCCTCTGCGGAATGCCGGCGGATATGGTTGCGGTACTGAAACCAATAAAAGTGATCACGCTTGCGAATACAGTTAACGACGGCGGAGTGACAGATGTAACATATGATAAGGTTTTTCTTGCATCGTTCGCGGAAATGAACATCAATCTCAATAGAGATGAAGGAACTCCGCATGAATACTGGCAGCGAAGAACTAACTCCAAAACTCCGCTGGAACCATGGAAGACATATCCTTGTCTGATCCGGTATTCAGCGGCAAATCATACCTCACCTCAGACCGTGTTTACACGCTCGGCCTATCGCGGCAACGCTAATCACGTCTTGAATGTAAGCAGCACGGGTGGAGCCAACAGCACGGGCGCGTGGTACGCGAATACTTATGCCCCGCTTGTCTTCATTTAATCAGAAATCAATAATCCCTGCACCCACGGATGCAGGGATGGAAAGGAAAGAAAATGGCAGTTAAAGCAGGCGAAAGAAATGTTCCCGACACGCCACAGAATCGGCAGCTCAATGCCGCATGGTACGCGATGGAACTGGCAGTCTACACACTCGATATCTGCAAAAATAAAAATACTTTTCTTCCGGAATACCAGACATTTCTCACAGACAAAATTGTTCAAGCGGCACTGGATATTTACATAAATACATGGACTGCGAACAACATCAGAGTCACAGAGGAACGCAAGAAAGAACTATGGAGTTGGAGGAGTAAGCTGCAGTATCAGGCTATACTGGACTGCAACAACCTGCTTGCTTATATCGGTCTCGCCAGAAGAGTATTCCATCTAAGAGAGAAACGAGTGGAGTACTGGTCAGCCAAAACCATAGAGGCGAGGAATTATATTAAAAAGTGGAGAGAATCCGATAAACAAAGATATGGGACGTAGGCTGATCACCTCAGAACGTGTTTACACGCTCGGCCAATCGCGGCAACGCTAATAACGTCTTGAATGTAAACAACACGGGTGGAGCCAACAACACGAACGCGTGGAACGCGAATACTTATGCCCCGATTGTCTTCCTAAAAGCATTACGGTCTACGTATAGCGTAGATTGCCTTGAAGACTTAGACAAGGAGCCGAAATCCCTGGCGAAAGCCTAAACAATACTGCGGATAATCGAAAGAGACAGTGCGTGACTCACATGAGCCTGCCAGCACTGAGAAACTGCGGAACAAAAGATGAAAAAAATAACAGATTTTGACAGTTTGCATGAGTCAATGACGAAATGCAGGAAAGGAGTTTCTTGGAAACCCTCTGTAAAATCATTTGTCTTAAACAGCGAAGAAAACCTTCTTCGTATGGAGAGACAGCTAAAAGAAGATACCTGGAAGAATGGGACGCCCAAACCGGTTCTGATTACATATCCGAAACGTCGGGAAGCATTGAGCATCCCGTTCAAAGACAGAATATACCAGAGAAGTATCAATGATAACTCTCTGTACCCTCAGATGACCAGAAGCTTTATTTATGCAAACTGCGCCTGCCAAACTGGAAAAGGCACAGATTTTGCGAGAAAGCTGATTAAAAAATATCTGTGGAATTATTTCTGCAACTACGGCTCAGATGGATGGATCGTCCAGATTGACATACATGGTTATTATCTCAACATGCGTCACAAGGATGTAGAGCATCAGATCTACCGCAACACAGATCCTGATACCACAAGAATGTCATGCGGAGTATTGAGAGATCAGTATGCTGGCGAGAGCGGATACAATCCAGGGTCCCAAATGGTCCAGATTGCCGGTATCGCTCTTCTGGATCCGGTGGATCATTACGCCAAAGAGCAGCTGCATGTAAAGTATTATATCCGGTATATGGACGACTTCTGGATGCTCTTGCCAACAAAAGAACAGGCAGAAAAGACATACACCGAAACCGTTGAAAAGATACAGGCATATGGCCTGGAAATCAACGAAAAGAAATCCCATGTCGTCCCACTCAGAAAAGGATTTACGTTCTTAGGTTTCCGATACCGCATGACAGACACCGGGAAAGTTATCATGACGCTCAATCCAGACAGCGTAAAGCACGAAAGAAAAACTCTGGCCAGAATGGTAAATAAATCCAAAAGAGGGGAACTACCTCCGGAGAAAGTGGAAGAGCATCATAATGCCTGGCAGAATAATGCGGAAAAAGGAAACTCAAACAAAGTAAGAGAAAGAACAAGAAAATATCTAAAACAATTGAAAGGAGACGAAAAGAATGAAAGTAAAAAGAATGTCTCAGACACCAGCAGAGACGGCGGAGAACGAAAATCTCAAAGCAACTGTCGAAAGACAGAATCAGACCATTGAGAATCAGAAAGTAACAATCCAGTATCTGGCAGCAATGACGGATGTCTATATTCCAGAAGAGGAGGAAGAGGAAAATGTACAGAATTTTGCTGAAAATGAAGAAAATGTATAACTATGAGGACTGGCTCAAAATGGTGTATCAGGCCAAGGAACGCGGAAAGCTGACCAAACATGACTACCAGGCTCTTCTCGAGGAGGACACAGAATGTGTATAGCAGCCGGAATCATCTTATATGTAACCGGAGTAATGACCGGTATTGCATTGATCTGCATCGTGCAGACGAGGCACTAATGACGCAGCTGCAGATCATCCGGAAGCTCTGGTCCGCCATTTACGACCTTCTACTGTACACCCAGAAAGATCCACGCCGAAAATCACTGGATGAAATAGAGACAATTTAGATCTGCTGGAGAGAGCCTGCCGAAAATATGAAAATACTGACGATAACGAGCTTTTTCGATAAGATTAGAGTTTGCATTTCTTACATCCAGGAGTTAATATATAACTGCAGACAGCGATGATGGACATAAAAAACGGAGGGCAGGAGCAAAATCCTGCCCTCCGTTGCGTCCAGAGGAAAAATATGAAGAAAATCAGAGCAGAGCCGTAAGGCTCTTATTTTTATACCAAAATTGTGCCGGCGCAACCGGAGAAAGAGTGGAATAGTGAAAGAAATACTTATCCAGACATATACTATTGTGTTACCGGTACTCTTGGGATACATTGTCTGGCTTCTGAAAAATCAGAAAAAAGACAGAGACGCTAACAGCAAAGGAACGATGCTTCTGCTTCGCGCCCAGCTCATAGAGTACCATGCAAAGTATACAGCACTTGGAACCATCCCGTCATATGCTTACCAAAACTACTGTGAGATGTATGCAGCATATCACGAACTAGGCGGGAATGGCATGGTAACAAAAATGAAACAGGAAATCGAAGAGTTGCATATTAAAAGAAAAGGAGAATAATCATGGAACAGATTGTAAATTATGTAAAACCGGAACTTATTGTGGTAGCCATTGCCCTGTATTTTGTGGGAATGGCACTTAAGCAGGCACAGGCAGTAAAAGATAAGTACATCCCGCTTATCCTTGGCGGGATCAGCGTTGTGATTTGTGCAATGTATGTATTTGCTACAACTACGCTGGGGACACCACAGGATATTGTGATGGCAATCTTCACAGCTATTGTGCAAGGAATCCTGGTAGCTGGTCTCTCTACATACGTGAACCAGCTGATCAAACAGACACACAAAGACGAGTAACTTGGGGATGAGAGATCATCCCCTTTGCCATGAAATAGGAGGCAACACATGAAAAAAAACAACGTTGAAGTACTGAGAAAAATCTTATACGCGGTAGAGAGTGGCGGCCAGGTATACGGCCGCCAAAATTATGCTGCATTCATCGGAGCTGGGGCGAACTGCTCTAACGAAAAGGCAATCACAATCGGAGCTGGTCAGTGGTATGCGGGGGAAGCCAAAAAGCTCTTGCAGAAGATCCAGAGAGCGAATCCGGCGCAGTTCAAAAAGCTGGACACGCAAGGCATCACAACAGATCTGCTCAAAAAGAATTGGTCTGCATATGCAATCAGTCCGTCTTCGGCTAAAGCGAAGTGCATCGTTACAATCATTAACTCAACTCTTGGCCGGAAATGCCAGGATGAGCTGATGGACGAACAGATTACCGAATATACTACCAGTATTGCTAAGACTTATGGATCCATGCCAGATACGGCTATGATGGAGTGCATCAACATTATCCATCAGGGCGGAAGCTCTGCTCTGAAGAGAATCCTTGCCAAGACCGCGAAACCATACACGGCCAAAAGCATCTATGCAGCCTTAAATACGGATCCGGCTGATTCACGTACCAATCAGGTAGGCGATTACGTCACACGCCAGAAAAAAGTGTATGAGTACATTACGAAGTATGCTACAGACACAGCGACCGGAACAGCTGCATCTGCAGAGAACAAGAAGGAGGAAAGTGCAGTGTCAACAGTACAGGACAGAATCAACAAGGCTATCAGCTGGATGGAAGAAACAGCAAAGGACGATAGGCATGGATATTGCCAGGATCATCGTTGGGGCAAAGATGGGGACTATGATTGTTCTTCGGCCGTGATCACAGCATGGGAACAGGCAGGAGTGCCGGTCAAGAGCAAAGGAGCAACGTATACCGGAAATATGCTGTCTGTATTCAAAGCAAACGGATTCCAGGACGTGACAGCTCTGGTCAACAGATCTACCGGAGCTGGACTGGCAAGAGGCGACGTACTGCTTAACACCGTACATCATACTGCAATGTATTGCGGCAATGGAAAAGAAGTAGAGGCAAGCATTAACGAAAAAGGCACAGCTCACGGCGGCAAACCGGGAGATCAGACCGGCAGAGAGTTCCTGATCCGAAGCTACAGAAATTATCCATGGACCAATGTTCTGCGATACACCGGGGGAAACAGTACACCAGTTACAGTCAAGAATTATCTGGAAATGGGAGATTCAAGGTCAGCGGTAAAAACCATGCAGCTCATGCTGATTGAATGCGGATATTCTTGCGGATCATATGGTGCAGACGGCGAGTTTGGATCCGGAACAGATGCCGCTCTAAGAAAATTCCAGAAAGACAACAGTCTTGTCGTAGATGGCCAGTATGGACCGGTATCAAAAGCCAAACTGACAGCTCTCCATAATACAAAAACTACTTCCGGAAAGAAAACAGTAGACGAACTTGCAAAAGAAGTCATTGCTGGAAAATGGGGCAATGGAGCTGATCGTAAAAAGAGACTGACTGCAGCTGGTTACGACTACAATGCAGTCCAGAAAAAAGTTAACAAACTGCTTAAAAAATAACAAAAACCTCCCTGGCAATCGCCGGGGAGGCAAAAATCATTTATTACATTTACTAATTTGTATGGTACTGCACTATAGACCGCCGTAATGCAGTACCATACAAAAAATCACGGGACGATGATATCAAAGTACATCTTACCGGTTTTTTTATCGTATACGATCTGCTCCACGATCGTCCGGATCAGATTACCTTTTTCTTCATAGCTCACATCCGGATCCTTAAGCACATCATTTACGGATCTGATTTCTTCCAGTATCTTTTCTCTGTCGATAGGCAGCTCCTTCACAGACTGCAGGTTCTGGAGTTCCTGTTCCAGGCGATGCCGGCTGTCAGCCAGACGCATCTTGTTATCCTTATATTCCTCAAGAGTATCAATTCCGTTCTCGTATGCATCCCGGATCCTGTCTTCCTTGACGGAAAGCCTTGACAGCTCTCTCTGCAGCTGCTCGATAGCTGCAGTGTTATCAATCGTAGACTGACTCTTGCGGACATAGGAGAAGTCAGCTCCAGCAAGAATCTCATCAAAGTAATTAATTACAGCTTTTTCCGCTTCCTCAATACGGATGGCAGAGCTCCCCTTGTGAAAACCCTTCGTATACTTCCAGCATTGGAAGTAAGAATATCCACGACAGCCGTTGCGAGCAAGTGTACCTCCACAGGTGGAACATCTGAGAAGACCAGACAGCCAATGCTTACAGGCAGATACGCTCCGCGCCTTTGCCGGTCGATGTCTGGCCGCGATCAGCTCCTGACGGTGCTGGAAGCGTTCTTTCGACAGCCTTACTTCATGCGATCCCTCGAACTCAATTCCGTTCCATGCAACGGTACCACAATAGAAGGCGTTCTGCAGGATACGCATCACAGTCCGACGCTCAAACGGAGTACCGCGTCTGGTCCGATATCCCAGATCGTTACATCTCCTTGCGATTGCAGTCGGATCCAGATTACCATTATCGTACAGATCCATGATAAGTGCGACGATAGCATACTCACCCTCATCGATCACAAAAGGTTTTCCACCACCGACAGCCCTGTAGCCAAGAGACGGCACAGACTGGTACCCATGTTGCAGAGCTTTTTCCTTCATGCCGCGCAGCACCTCGCCGGACAGCCGAATAGAGTAGTATTCATCCATCCATTCTATGATTCTTTCGATCAGACTCCCGAAAGGACCATCTACAAGCGGCTCAGATACGCTGACTACCTCGACATTATCTTTCTTAAGCATACTCTTATATACGATAGACTCTTCCTGATTCCTGGCGAATCGAGAGAACTTCCAGACCAGGATCACGTCGATCGGATGCGAAGACTGCTTCGCAAGTGCGATCATCCTCTGAAATTCTGGACGCTTCAAAGCATGCCGCCCGGATACACTTTCCGAAAAAATAAATTCACTGGGCACAATAATACCATTCTTTTTGGCATATTCTAGCAGCAGACGTCTCTGAGCATCCGGAGAGAGATCTGTCTGATCATCTGTCGAGACACGCACATAGAGTGCACCTACACGATTTTCCATGATATCACCTCGTCTAAATTATGTAAAAATGGGTACAAAAATAACAGCCAGCTGGAAAAATATCTCATTCCGCTTGCGTGGCTGCTCCGAAGATGATACAATATGCGTGGTTGAAAGCTGTAGCATCTCCGGAGATGTTATAGTAAAGTCCTGGCTGGCATCCGGTCAGGGTGCAATCGGTTCGGTGTTGGTAGCACTGAGCCGATTTTTTATTTAAAAAGTAAAAGACACCCGAGCAATTACTTGCACGAGTGTCTTTCAACCATAATCAATATAGTTCTCTCTGTACAAGTATATCATAGCGATGAAAATCTTAAAAGCCGTTTCTGGTGGTAACAGGATGTTTTTGTTTCGGCAAATATTAAATATCTTTTTTGCTATCTGCTAACGGATCCAGTGTTATACCAATAAAAGTCTTACATTGAGGACAAGTTCTTTGATATAAAAAATCTGGAAATTTCGGATATTTTTTACTCCAACCGTAAAGAGAATAAATTTTCTGATTGTATTTTGAACATAGAGAACAGTTTCTGCTTGTTGAAACAAAGACTGTGTCAATTCTCCATTTCTTTATATCAGGAAGAATACGCTGCAAAGAAACGTTTTCAATCTGAGATTTTGAATTGAAAATATTAAACAAATTCATAAAGAGCCTCCTTTCAATACTAGAATACAGCTCATGTTTTGGTTTTAAACATCAAAGAAACTAAATCCCTTCCACTAATGGATGTATCTATTAAATCATACAAAAAATTCCTATCCCATAAAACAACACCGATTTCAGAAGCTAATTGTTGAGCTTGTTCAGTATAGTACTGATTAGTAAGAACGACGCCTACATTTGCATGGTAGTATTTCATTCCTCCTGAAATTTGATACACAGCATCAACCCCGACATTCGAAGAATAGCGTTTGCACTGAAAGGCGTAAAGCACATTATTATATTTCCCAAGAATGTCAACCCCAAAATCGCCACTGGCCGGTGTTACTGTTACATCTGAAAAACCAACCTCGTGCAATAGTTGAGCACAGTATTGCTCAAAATCTTTGCCTGACATGTAGTCGAATTTTTCATTGTAATAGTTGACACGAGCATTAAGTGACTGTTCGTTTACCTGAGTATGATGCTCAAGAGCAAGAGAAGATTGCAAACTCGTAAAAAAGCCTTGTTCAAAAGCTGTTTCGAATTCGGCGGATGTCATTAAAACTTTCCTTGGTTTAGTTCCGACTTCTGGACCAACTACACCAACATCGCTAAGCTGATCCATAATCCTTTCCGCTCTATTATATCCAATTTTAAATAAGCGTTGCAGCATACCAACAGAAGCTTGTTGCTTTTCAATTACAAAACGAGCGGCATCCTCAAAGTAAACATCGAATTCATCTATAAAAATATCTGACTTTATATTTTCGGAAAATTTATCTAGTTTACCATTTTTTGAAATAAAATTTTCTTGAGAATTATTAGAACTTTCGGGCAAAATTATCTCTGGTTCTGGTGGCACAATCAATGTATCTGATGTGCTGATAGAATTAATTGTACCGACAGAGGTTGAACATAGAACCAATTTGTAATAAATAAAGTCAACCGCAATAATAGCCGATATGGCAAAAATGACGGTATGGCGAAATGAAATAGGTAAAGTTTCTATATGATTAAGCAAATACAATATCCAAAGATACAGAACAACAAAAGTGAGCGGAGACAGTAGAGGATAAAAAATACGAGATGAATCCGTATTGCTTTTGCGGTTCGTTGCACTCATTTCGAACAAAAAACATATTAAACCAAGAGGAACAGAAAACTTTTTGGGTATGCCGCACAAGAAAAAAGAGAGTATAAAAATTAAAAGGCTTAATAAAAGCATGCATCCTATGCGAGCATAACGAAGGTTTTCTTTAT